GGTAAGGTTGGTGTTGGTAGAGCAATGTATAGATGGCACTTTGATAAATGTAGAATATGAAAAGAGATTGGACACTAACGAAGCTATTCGTAGGATATTTAATACTCCTAGCCATTCTAACTTATATTGCACTATAGGACTAATTTTAAGGTGGTCTCCTGAGGAGATAACTACAAAGTGAATACTAAGTGTTATATTTATATATATGTTTAAATAACATCAATTAACATGCCATTTGAAGCTGGAAATAAATTAAGTAAGGGCCGCCCTAAAGGGGCTATCAATCGTTCTACCGAAATGATGAAGGTTAGCATTGCTCGAGCAACTAACAAAGTATTGGATAATCTACCTGCTATTATGGAGGATATGATGAAGAAAGACCCTAAAGCAGCCGTTGATATTGCTCTTAAAATGTTAGAATTCCATCTACCAAAACAAAGCAGGGTGGAAATGAAAGCAGAAGTGAATCAAAGAATTGAATCTATTAATGTAAACATTGCCCAAAAGATAATAGATAATGAATAATTACTATGTTTATTTACACAAAACAAAATCAGGCATACCTTTTTATGTAGGTAAGGGTAAAGGAAAACGAGCGTATGCTACCAATAGAAATAAAGATTGGAAAGCATTGGTTGATAGAATAGGAGAATATGATGTAGAAATAGCTTATAATAACTTATCTGAAGATGAATCATTTGAAATTGAAAAAAGGTTAATAGCTGAAATAGGAATTAATAACCTAACAAATATGACAACAGGCGGTGAAGGTTCATCTCGTAAAGATTCATTGTTTGTAGAAGCTATGAATAAAATTGAACTGATTGTTGCTTTATCAAATATAACCGAATCTCAATTAAAAAAGGATAAGACTTTAAAGGAAATGATTGATATGTTAAATTTCTATTCAGATTTACATAATGAAATAAAAGCTTACTTATGAATTTGGAAATAGATACAACAATTACTTACTCCAATCAGGAGAATTCTCCAACGAGAGTGACCCATCACATTGGCGGAACACGCTCGGGTAAAACGTATGCTCTACTTCAATGGTGTATAGTTCAATCCCTACAATCTAAGCAGGAAGTTACGATAGTAAGAAAAACTTTGCCATCGGCAAAGAGAACCGTAATTAAAGATTTTAAAGATGTCATGCAAACGCTTGGGATATGGAGTGACAATGATTACAATATATCTGACCGTGTCTATACTTTCTATAATGATTCTACCATTACTTTTATCTCTACTGATGATGCTGAAAAGCTTAGAGGTCTTAAGAGTTCTATTTTGTGGTTGGAAGAGGCAAACGAAATAGATGAAGAATCATATTTTCAGCTGCAAATTAGAACCACAGGTCCAATTATCCTATCATACAACCCAACCATCTCACCATTCCATTGGATAAGACAGATGGGTGATTGTAGCAGATACTTTACAACTTATAGAAATAATCCTTATTTAGAGCAATCAGTAGTTAGAGCTATTGAAGAACTAAAGCATACGAATCCAAAAGCATGGAAGATATATGGTTTAGGTGAATACACAGGTAACGAAAGGGCTATATTCCAATTCGAAACAACCGAATGGATAGATGAGGAAGCAGAATTAGTGGCATTGGGAATAGATTTTGGATTTGCTCAAGACCCTACTGCAATCGTCTCTGTATTCCGTAATGGTGATAATGTGTATTTGGTAGAGAACTGCTACGAAAAGGGAATGCTGACAAAGGAAATAGCTGAGAAGCTAAAATCAATAGTAGGTGATAGGAGAACGGAAATAATTGGTGATAGCGCAGAACCCCGTTTGATTGAAGAACTATATAGAGAAGGATTGAATATCAAAGCGGTAAAGAAAGGACCTGATAGTATATCATTTGGTATTCAGTTGATGCAAGGCTATAAGATACACATTCCTAAATCATCTCAGAACTTAGTAAACGAATTCTATTCATACCAATGGGCTATGGATAAACATCAACATACAACGGATAAGCCTGAAGGTGGGTTAGACCACTTAATAGATGCTGCCAGGTATGTTTTCATGATGAAATTAAGTAATAAAGCCACATCTGCAGGGAAATATGTCATAAGAGTTAGGTAATATCAGAAAAAAATCGTATATTTGTATTATGAAAGATATTGGAAATTATATAGTTTACGAAGATGGAAAAGTATGGAGCAAACATTATAAAAGATTTAGCATTGCTTCAAAACAAAAAGGTGGTTATTTAAGTTATAAAATTGATAATAAAACAGTGATAGCTCATAGATTGATTGCTCAAGCTTTTATACCAAACCCAAATAATAAACCTCAGGTAAATCATATAAATGGAATAAAAACAGATAATAGAGTAGAAAATTTAGAATGGGTAACTGCTAAAGAAAATATTCAGCATTCAATTAAAACTGGATTATGTAATAAAGAATATCTTAAATTAAGAATAGGTAAAAACAATCCAAATTATAAACACGGCAATAGAGCAAAACAAACAAAATAAAATATGGCAAAAGTATTAGAGGACAAAGAGTTAAATGTAGATTTAAACAATTTAACCAAAGAAGATTTTTTAGAGATGGCTCGTTACATCCAACATTTGGAAGAACAATTGGAAGGAGCTAAGAGCGCAGGTTTAACCTTAATGACACAAAGGAATAACCTACAAAAGAAATACAATATGTTACTTGCACAAAAGCAAGCAGGTATTGTAGAGAAGCCCGTAAATAGAGTATTGGATATTGATTTTGATTTGGTAAACCCAGAACAATATGCAGTGCCTGAAAACAAAGTTATAACATCAAATAACGCAAAGTAATATGAAGCAAGAAGTAAAGATAACAGTCCCAACGGATTGGTCAGCAATTACCCTAAAGGATTATCTAGCCTTTCAAAAGGATTTAAAGAACTATTCGGATGATGAAGATGCGATGACAGCAGTAATGTTTCACCATCTATGTAAAGTGCCGGTAGAATGGATTCAGCAATTAGATTTAGATACTTACCTAAATATCAGAAAAGATTTAGTAAGCTTTCTAAATAAATCAGATATACCTCTATCTCAGTTTGTTACGATAGATGGGGTGGAATACGGATTTGAACCAAACCTATCTCAAATGGCATATGGTGCTTATGTGGATATATCGAAGTATGAGGAGATGGCAATCAATGATAAGTGGGGAGAAATAATGAGTATTCTTTATAGACCTGTAACTCAGAAGATTAGCAAATTCTATGATATTAAAAAGTATGATGGAAACATCGATGGAGATAAATGGATGAATGTAGGTATGCATATTCATCTCGGCACACTTTTTTTTTTCAAAAATTTATTGGCGGACTTGTTGAAAGATACCCAGAAATCTTTGATGGATTCGGAGGTGATACCACACAGCATCAAATCAATTTTGCGAAAAAGTGGAAATCTTACTCATCAATAATTCAATTAGCTAACGAAGATATTCTGAAAATAGATGAGGTTGTTGAGCAACCTTTAGAAAAGTGTTTATTATTCTTAGCATATCAAGCAGATAAAGTTCAGTTAGAGAATCTCATGCACAAAGAGATGTTGAAGAAGATGAAGGGGTAGTATGTTATATTTATCAGTTACATTGTTATAATAAAAACAATAGGATGAAATTAAGAACTTACTCCATACCTAAAGCAAAACCACAACCAACCGCAGGATTATCTTCACCAAAGAAAGATAACCGAATGGGTTGTTTATGTAGAAATAAAAACACATATTCAAAAAAGTGTTGTGATAAAACTTTAGGAGCGCAGGGTATAGGATTAATTTACGGACAAAAACCTTAAATATGGGAACTCCAGCATATAACCAAAATCAAAGAAAGAACGCAGGTTTATATTTCGGACCTACGAGAGGTAGGGCAGTTCCTCATTTAAATAGAAGAGCATGTTTGTGTGTTGATTCGGATAAATACTCAAGGGATTGTTGCGAAGGAGCACTTCAAAACCAATCAATAGGTAAAACTCAATCAGCAAAAACTCAGAGAGGAGCATTCTCTTCAGGCTTTTCTAATGGTTTTGATATTGGGAATATATAAATATATAAATATATACAGAGTATGTCTGAATTAAATAAAACGCAATTATCGGCTGAAAACCAAAGTAACTTTCCAAATAATAACACAGGCTTTATTACGCCTGAGAAGCTAAGAAACTTCAATCAGGATATGATTGATTCATTAGTGGATGAGCAAACTTATAATATAGATTCTGGCTCAGTATCAGGTAGTATTGCATCAATCAATAATCAATTGCAAGGATTGGTATTGAGTGGTAGTGGTATTGTTGTAAAAGAAGAAGGTTCTACTTTAGGAGTAGCAACCTCACTAAACTTTATTGGTAATGATATCACAGCTTCTATAGTAAATGGAACTGCAAATATTAATGTAAACGCAACTCAAACGGATTTAACTCCTTTGAATCAATTTACAGCTTCACAAGAATCATTCAATACGGCAGCAACTGCTTCTATAGTAGCCCTTCAAAACTTTAGTTCTTCATTAGATGCAACATTCGCAACTGATGCTCAATTAAATGCAAGTTCTTCTACTCTACAGGCTAATATAGATACTAAGTTATCAACTGCTTCGTTTAATTCATTCAGTTCTTCAGTAGCAGGTGAAATAAATAGTTTACAAGATGTGACTGGTTCATACGCAACTACTGCATCTTTAAATTCACTTTCATCATCTCTTGCATCACGCTTGACAACGGATGAAGGTAATATTACATCGAATACAAATAGAATTCAGAGTTTGGAAGCTAAGACTGGTTCTTATGCTACTACAGGTTCTAATACATTCTATGGTGACCAATTATTTAATGGTAGTTTAAATGTGACAGGTGATATCACTGCATCTAAGTTATTAGTGCAAGTTGAAACATCTTCAATTATATATTCATCAGGCTCTAACCAATTCGGCGATGCGGCTGATGATGTTCAAACTCTATACGGAAGTGTAAGAGTAGTTAACCAATTGACTGCTAGTGGATTAAACTATCCATCAGCTGATAATGGTGAATTTAGTTTTATTCAAACGGATGGTAATGGTAATTTATCATTACAATATGTTAATACAATTAATGATAGCATATATAACGGAGAAGCAACACAAATCCTAAGAGGAACTCCTTTATATGTAAGTGGAGCAGTAGGTGCTAATCCAAAAGTGTTTAGAGCAGATGCTTCAGACCCTACTAAGATGCCTGTTACCTATATAGCTGGTGATAACATCAATGCTAATACAGTTGGTAGAGGTGTAGTAATGGGACAAATAGATGCAGTTAATACAACAGGATTACCTGAAGGAAGTGAAATATATGTTGCTGAAGGTGGTGGATATAGTTCATCTCGTCCAACTGGTAGTAACTCAATCGTTCAATTATTAGGTATAGTAACTAGCGAAGCATCTAATGGCAAAGGTTTAGTTTTAAATCCTGGTCCTGCAACACTTCCAAATATACAAGAAGGATATGTGTGGGTTGGTAATTCAAATAATCAGCCGGTGGAAATACCTTCAGGCTCACTAATATTTAGTGGAACTTCAGGCACTTCAGGAACATCAGGCACAAGCGGTGTAGATGGCACATCTGGCACTTCAGGTACTAGTGGCACATCAGGAACTTCTGCAACAAGCGGAACTTCAGGAACATCAGCAATAGATGGAACAAGCGGAACGAGTGGTATTGATGGCACATCTGGCACAAGCGGAGTGAATGGAACATCAGGTACAAGTGGTGTAAGTGGAGCAGCAGGTTCTAACGGAACTTCAGGCACAAGTGGTGTTAGTGGAGCAAGTGGAACAAACGGCACATCTGGCACTTCAGGTGTAAGTGGAACTTCAGGCGTTGATGGAACAAGTGGTGTAGATGGAACTTCTGGTACTAGTGGTATAGATGGTGTAGCTGGAACAAGCGGAACATCTGGTGTTGATGGCACAAATGGAACTTCGGGAACAAGCGGTGAAAGTGGGACTAGTGGTATTGATGGAACATCAGGTACAAGTGGTGTTGATGGAGTAGCTGGAACAAGCGGAACTTCAGGTTTAGGATTTACTTTTATAGGAGCTTGGAATAGTGGAACAACTTACAACACAAATGATGTAGTAAGTTATAACGGAAGTTCATTCTCATCTAAATTTGATAACAATACAGGTAATGATCCGGAATCAACACCTGGCCAATGGAATATATTAGCAGTAGCTGGATTAAACGGCACATCAGGAACTGATGGTGCAAGTGGAACATCAGGCACTAGCGGATTAGATGGAACAAGCGGAACTTCAGGTGTATCGCCTGATGTAAGTGGATTTGCAACTACAGGTTCAAATACATTCGAAGGTAATCAAACAATTAATGGTGTAGCTGGAGGTTCAGCATTATCGATAAATAAAGATTTAGGAGTTTTTGCTCCTGAGGTTAGTATTGGTGATTATAATAGTGGAAATGGTATAGTTGTTACTACAGGTAATAATGGAACATCATTATTATCTTCAGCAATTAATGTAGTTGCTAATCAGAACGCACAATTTGAGATGTATGCAAATGGTGGTAACTATGATTCTATAAACATAAGTGTAAGTGATGGTAATTCAGGCGTTTCATTCAAAGATTGGAATGGTGGTGGATTATCTGAGTTTATGAATGTAGGAACATTAGCAGGAGCAGTTGAGTTCAAAAGAAATGTTGGTGTAACTGGTTCTATAGATGTAACAGGTGGATTTAGTGTAAACGGAGTTCCATTTACTGGCGGAACAAACGGAACGAGTGGAACGGATGGTGCTAATGGAACATCTGGTACTAGTGGATTAGGATTTACATGGTCTTACGGATGGAACTCAGGAACAACTTATAATACAAATGAGGTTGTAAGTTATAATGGAAGCTCTTATGTATCTAATACAGATAATAATACAGGCAATCAGCCTGATTTAGGTGGAAGTTGGTCATTAATGGCACAAGCAGGAGCAAATGGCACATCAGGAACTGATGGAACATCTGGTACGAGTGGTGAAAGTGGAACATCTGGAACTGATGGAGCATCAGGTACAAGTGGTATAGATGGAACTTCAGGCACTTCAGGTGTTGATGGTGTAGCTGGAACTTCAGGTACAAGTGGTGAAAGTGGAACAAGCGGAACGAGTGGATTGACAACAGGTCAATTCCCATTCACAGGTTCTGCAATTATTTCAGGCTCTCTAACTGTAAACGGACCTATAAATGTATTGACTGGTTCATTAAGTGGAAGTGTAATAACAAACGTAACCGATATATACACAAATGTTCCGCCTGTTAATAATGTTGTAACGCTAACTTCAGCATCTTACGCAAGTTTACAAACTGCTGGCCAATTAGATTCAAATACACTTTATATAATTTCAGCAAGTAATATTAGTGCAGGAACAAGCGGAACTTCAGGAACTTCAGGTGTTAGTGGAACTTCAGGTACGAGCGGTATAAACGGAACTAATGGTGTAACAACTATTGTATCATCTTCATATACAGGCTCATTCGGAATTACTGGTTCATTAGTAATCACAGGTTCTGCTGAAATGAATGTTGTAACTCTTTCAATTGTATCTAATACGGCATCAATTGATTTGAACGCTGGTAATTATTTTACAGGCTCATTGAGTGGAAGTGTATTCTTCAATGTAACAAATCCGAGACCTGGTGAAACTGCAATTGTAAAATTATCAACAACAGGTATTCCTACTGCTTCATTCTCATCTAACATTAGACAAGTTAGTGGAAGTGCTTATGTAGCAACATCTGGCAGTGGACAAACTGATATTTTAACATTGGTATCGTTTGATACAGCAAATGTATTCTTAGTGAATAGTAAAAAGTTTATATAATATGATAGTAGTCCCATTTAGTTACTTAGGAACACAATTTGCAGCTGCTGGAGCCGTTTATGCGGTTAGAAATGACCCATATTCTGCATCTTTAGTTTCAGCTCAACCTTTTAGTATATTTTCATCTTTGGGAATGACTTCTGTTACGCAATCTATTGATGGATTAATTAGAACTGGTAATATAAATGATTCGGTTAAATTAGATGCAACAGGCTCATCTGCAGCTTATTTGTATCCATCATCATCTGTTGTTTCTAGCGGAAGTTATGATTTTTCAACACAAGGATATACAACATCTATTTCATCTGAAAACTCTCAGAATTTAGGTGTATTAAATGGAACTACATATAGTATTGGTTCTCAAAACTTTGTAGTAGAGTTTTGGTTCAATCCTCGTCAGAATTTTGCTAACCCTCCATTTCATATGTATTGCTTTGGTAATGATGTGAGTGGTGATAGATTACTAATACAATGGAGTAATTTAACACCTGATGCATTTCGTTTCTTTGTAAATGGTGTAAATACTTGGACTACTACACCTAGCGCTAACCAGGGAACTGCAATTGTAAATAATACATGGAATCATGTTGCATTTGTAAAAAGTGGAACAAGCGTATATGTTTTCTTAAATGGAACAAGGATTGGTGTGGGAACAAGAGCAGCAAGTATTAATGCTGGAACATTATATTATATAGGAGGTATAAACTTTGGAAATAATAATGATGGTTTAAGAAAAACTATTAATGATTTCCGTTTCTATAGAGGAACTGATAAAGGATATACTGGAACATCAATCACAGTTCCAAACTCAATAGTTCAACAAATTTAAATTTATAATATGGAATTAATAGGAAAGTGGGCTATTTTAAACAACGATATGGTTGTTTTAGATTTGATAGAAGGCGATATATTATTAGTTGATATAACAAAATATCAAAATTATGGAGGTGAGGTAAAATATTCAGAACCATTTGAATATAGAGGAACACCTGCAATAGGTTGGAGTTGGAGTAATGAATTAGATAAATTTATATCATAATATGAATCAATTTTTTGTAGGAAATACTTTAATAAACGATGCTTACCTAGGCTCTATAAGAGTGGATGATATAGTAACACAACCTTATTTAGAAATAGATTACTTAGTTCAAGCTCCAGGCGGTGGAGGTGGTGCTACAACTATATCAGGTAGAAATGGTGGTGCAGGTGGAGCCGGTGGTTTAATTACAGGTTCTACTTTGTTATTCCAAAGTGCAACTTCTTATCAAGTTATAATTGGAAACCCTGGAACAGGTTCTACTGCAGATTCAGGCATTGCTGGACAGAGTGGAGAAAATACTTCTTTAGTTGGTGGAAAATTAAATTTGATTGCAATTGGTGGAGGTGGTGGTGGAGCCACACTAGCTACAGCAGGAACACAAAGAAACGGAAAGAACGGAGGTTGCGGTGGCGGTGGTGGTGCTACAACTGGTAGTGCCGGCTTTGGAACTTTTGGACAAGGTAAAGATGGAGATATAGGTGGAACAATAAGTGGTAGCGGTGGTGGAGGTGTATCTACTTCTGCAAGCGGCCCTTCCGGTGGTGGTGGAGCTTTTTGGTTAAATGGCACATTATTTGGACCAGGTGGAAATGTTAATGATAGTAGCACTACTAATATTTACGGAAAAGGTGGTAATTCATTCAGTAATGGAGGATTAGATGGTAAATACGGAACTGTAATCATTCGTTACCCTGGCACAGGAAGTAAAGCAACTGGAGGTAAAATATTTTACTCAGCATCTTATACCTATCATCAATTCTTTGAATTTGGTGGAGTGTATAATGCTACATCTTCATTTGTTTACTAAAAATAAAAACTCAATTGTTAAATTAATAAATCAAAAATAATATGAAATTAGAAACACAAAACTCATATGTAACTAACCCACAATTTGTTGGTGGAGCTGCAGTAACAACTATTTCAGGT